GCACTTTGAGTAGTGTATCTCACACTAGGGTGGTAGACTTAGCTTTCGCTAAGATCCTCCACAGCGGATTCCCACCGCTGCCAGTCTAGACCGTAATCAAAATGATCACGGTCTGAGACACCGGTACTCATCCAAAAAGATGAATATCGTCGTTTCCGCTTATATCTGATGATTTTATCTCTAAAACCAAAAGTACACGCGTTAACCTCACCCAACAGTAAGCTCAATAATAATCCGCTAGGATTATATATCAAGCTCTTGGCATCAGAAGGACTTAAAATGTGCGAGTTTGTTATACGATAACGTGACGTTTTAGGGATCCACAGTTCATAAGAAATGGACTGAGTCCCGTTAGAACGACCACGATCTCGTACCATACTCACAGGCACATGTAAGCCAGATGACAAATCTTCATAGGGTGGAACATAGGTAACCTTATTGATATTACTCAAAAGGAATCGTATGGTCCGCCTAAGAGGAATTTCGCTTCTTACTGAGAAGCGCGCCAATAGATTTACTGCTGCATATAGAGCCTGAGGTGTATCAAGACTTTTAAGATACACCCCGCGAATGTCGACTCCTCTAAAGAAGTCAGCACCGCACGACTCTCTGAACGGACCTTCAGTAAAGGTCTTTTCGTTGTTAACTGTGAACCCAAGAGTGTCCAGAAGATGGATGCCATCCCTCGTTACTTTAGAGGGACATATTATGTCATCACCGAAGACACCCCAGAGATCATCAGAACTGTCGGAGACAATCGACGCTTGATCGTTCAAAAGAGAACGATATGGACGCAAATTGCGAAACTCCATACAGGCAACGACGATACAGCTGAATAACATGGTCTGCAATGGGAACGTAAAGCCGTTTCCCATAGTAGATACCATGTGAAGTTCTTCTGTATCACGCCCTTTAATCTCTACGGATCTGCAACGAAGCATCTTCAACCACCTGAGAAAATCATGTGGCAGAATAGCTTCTAGCATCTTCATAGAAATCGAGTCCGATGCACTGGATAGGTCTATTGTAGAAAGACCCTCAGTGATCGAACCAAGGCGAGCGAGATCACGATTTAGGAAGGGTTGTTTACTCAGGGAGATGCCAAATCTCTCGAGTAGACGATCTTCTAGAATCTGCGCGAATCCTAACTGGAAAAATGTATTCAGAGAGGGTTCAATACAGATACATCGTGATATCTCATCGTTCTTAGGTACGAAACTGAGACGACTGTTTGATCCTACACTTGCTTCGCCAAAATGATCACGTCGGATAATCTCCGCATTTGACCATTCTGGAAAGTTGCGAATGTAGCGACTGTACCAAAAGTACAGACTTTGATCACTACAGTGTAGTGGGGATGCGAAGAGCTTTGCATATGCAGAGCCTCCTCGTGCACCTATGTTAGCCCCCGGACCGACCTTACCTTTGGTGATAAGGTCATACGGATGGTCAACAAGAGGTGCAACACCATTACCTCTGTACCAGAAGTCAAAGAGGCACTGTCTCAAGTGTCCTAAAAGAACTTCTGTCTTCGTATCTTGGATACGAAGGTTCCAGTTTTTGCAGTTTTCATTAACATGCAAAAACTTCGTTAATGCCTTTTCATCTGCAAGCGATGTACGTCTCGACTTCAATTTCTTGAAAAGAGACTGACGTAAACTTACAGCAAAAGCATCACGAACTTGGATATCAGGATAGAAGTCTGCACTTTCTGTGCAGCCAGCTTCCTGTAGATCAATGTTCAAACACGAGAACACGTCTTCAGGCTTAATAGCCATAAAGTAGCACCTCTGATAGATTCCTAACTTAACATTGCGTTAAGCCGGCCTGTGGAGCCAAACGAAATAATCGATTAGTTCCACAACCTGATTATAAACAAAGTACGCAAGTAGCAATGTAATTGCTATAGCATAACGATATTTGTACATCAGGCGACAACGCCCGTCACTAGCGTGTCTCCAAGATCTGCGCTCTCTTCAGAGAGAACGCCGACGAGGAAAGACGCGAATGCACGGACTTCAGCCGGTGAATAGGAGTCCATCCCTGCTGGTACGTCAATGTCCAAACGGGCAATGAGTACAGCAGGCACCCCAGCAGCACACAGACCACCTTTTCGAATGATGATCCTGTACTTATTTGAAGGGATGGCACCTCTTAGCCCAGTAAGAGCATTCGCAGCCGGTAACGCCCGAGGGGCTACCGGTTTCACGAATGTAATCGTAAAGGGAGAAGAGATGGTGTTGGCGCTGGCGCCAGTCTGGGTACCGCCAAGAGCGGTAACAGCCTGTTGCTTCGCGTTCGACGACGGGGCAAGGTCATTACCCAACGTAAACGTTGGGGTCGTGAACCCTGTCTGGTCTCCACCTGTGATCGAAGAGTCTGGTGACCAAGTCATTAGACTATTTCCATTGTTGAGGTAGAGCCCTACTCACGTAGGGCGACAAGCGCCTCACGATGCGTGGAAGCTAAAGCTGCGATATTAAGCCATTTAAGGCCGAAACCGGGAAGCTGAAGCCGAAGAGTTGGAATGACGGACCCACTAAAAGGGGTACGACCTAACACCTCTCCACGTACGAAAGGCAATGGACCGGGCTCAGCCAGTACTGGTTCTACTAGTCCGTAATAAGGCGAGTTTACGTGAAAGGAATAATCGATCTTAACGGCTTTGGAGTCGTTAATGATGCGAGTACTTTTACGTATCCAAGCGAAATTACTCGTAGGGAAACAGGCTGCCTGGATTATAGCTCCAATATTGGAGAAATAATCTACAAGGAAGGAGTACGGGACTAATTCCCACAAAGTGGGCAAGAAGTCCCTAGGCATAAAACCTACCGATTCTAAGAGACCAGGTAGCGATTCAGCCGCGGAAACGCGGACTGCACCGGTATACTTGACCTCAATAGAAGAGATAGCGTCAAATGTCATGAACACACGGAGTGGAAACCGATCAACGACAACCGTGGTCTGGTCAAACTTTCGCTCATCGTAACCCTTACCAGATACCACTTGACGTGGTAGCCTATAAGTAGTTACTGAAGCTAGAGCTTGAGCAGCACCCTTTATGTCGCTGAAGAAAGGTCTCCATCCATATGAGCTCTCCAACCAAGAATTCTCCACTACTCGACTTCTCTCAACAGAACGGGGACGGGTTCCTCGCGTCTTTTTCTTTAAAGAACGCAAGTAGCCGTTAACGCCCTGAAATAGAGATTTGAGTGGGTGGTGAATCATTGTAACAGTTTTGTGAAGCTCACCTAAGAATGTCATACCAGCAAACTGCTGTTGGACCTTCAAGGCACGCTTAACTAGTTGTTGCAACGCCCGATTGTTTGCGTCCTCATCAGAGATAGAGTTAATAGAATCAGGAGTAGGTAGGTAAATACCCATCTGCCCTTTGATTCCGTCACAAACGACGCGACCTTGAGCCGCATATGGAGCAAGACCAATTTGGTTTACTACATACTGCGAATTCCCAAGATTTGCGTCTATACGAACGGCCGTGAGAGAGGTAGTTGAATCTTCACCGAGACGTATTTTCGTTTTATGATTAGCAAGCTCATAGGGGGAAAAGGTTACATACTCAGAGTGGTTCCAACCACCCTGACTGTAAACTGACCAACTAGGAACAGGCCCATCATTCGAACCTACTTCTATAGTGCCGACAACTCCTTTATCTCGCGTCCGTGTTACCGTACTCATGACGTCTCCAATAAGAACAATAGAAGAACCAGCCTAACGTAGAGTCTCAGCAGGATTTATGAGATCCTGCTTGACCTTGTTAATGTCGCTTTTAACGGCGGCAAGAGCAGGGTCTACTTTGACATCACTCATGAATTGGCGAATAGCCTTTGCACGAGTGGGATCAGAGCCGATGAGATGTTTGATGACCCCGAAAGCAACCAACCTAAAAAGTGGGTTGTTAAGGACTGAACCCGCGCCGGGCCAGCGTTTAGCTGACCAGTCGAGGAACCAATTCCAAGCATCATCATTACTGATGGTAAACTTGGTTAAGTCATCAAGATCATTCATCAGAAGCCTCTACTAAGGTTATTGTATTAGGGAAGAATTCCCTAGCACAGAGAACCACCGAAAGGTG